GTTGGCTTAGGGTAATATACCGTTACATTTCTACCGATAACATCTCTTACAAAATCAATGTCGTTCTCGATAAAATGCATGGGCTTAACCCTCCGTAAGTATCTTCTTTAGTAGTTTATTAAACTTCCGTTTACTGCTATCATAATCGTATTTTTGTAGCCTATCTCGTGCATCTAGAGCTAAACTATTCGCTTGTTCAGGATTTTCTAGTAAGTATTTACTTAATACTACTGCTTTCTCTGCACTGTATGGAGAAATAGATAGGTCAGGGAATAACTCTCTTTGTAGTTCAAGCCTATTACTTCCTATAACTGGTACTCCAAAGAACGCGCCCTCCGCTTGTATACGTCCGGGAGAATTTCGGTCTGCCATATTAATAACGAATTTACACTGAGATAATATATCATAAAAATCTGACATATCTGTGCGTTCATGTATGTATAAATTCTTTGTTCTATCTGCTAAATATGTACAATATTGAAGTAACACAGGAGGAACAGATAGAAATACTCCGATAATATCCGGATATTCTAATTGTAAGCGTCTAAAAATATTCCATGATGTTATAAAATTTCTGTCATTATCCACTGCTCCCACACCAATAGCGATATATTTTTTCTCGCTATCCCGAAATTTAGCATATCTTTCTTCGTAAGTTTCAAAAGGAAACGGCAGTCCAGACTTAATAACTGGAATTGCTGGTACTGCTGTTTGATACCATTCTCTTTCTTCATCAGTTAGAGCCATAATTCCATCTAAGTACTGCAAATCCGCTAGGTAAGCGACCTGATTTACTGCTTCCATTCTTGAAATGTGTGTGGATAATGGATGGTCTGATAGTCCTATCTGTTTAACTGCTGGAAATCTAGAACGTATTTCATGACTCCAACCCTGTATAGTTGCTTCAATCCAAAGAGTCCTAATAATTACATCATAGTTTCCAGCCTCTTCAATCCTAGCAATGTATGGTATGTCTAGTATATTAAGCCACACCCCATTATCATATTCTCCTGTATTCGGACTATCGCCATAGTACATGGCTATTTTAAGCTTAGACATTTAAATACCTTACCTTTGCCTTAAAGACATATTCAGAAGCTTTTTCAAACAATCCACAATCATCATTAAACATATTTTCTTTTTCTGTATGTCCCATTATACTTTACCCAAAGCCAATTTTGTTGCCCATTTTGACATGAAGTAGTCAAATGTATTATTGGCAACCCCCAGTTTCCCATGTGTCTGTGACTGGAAATGTACAACTTCTGCAGTAGGACAAGAAACTATTTTCCACCCCGATTCTCTGGCCCTGAAACAAAGGTCAACTTCTTCTCTGTAACCTTGGCCATAACCTTCATCAAAGTACCCCGCACGATTTAAAAATTCTCTCTTAATATAGATGCAGGAACCCTCAACTGCTTTTTGTACTTCTACATTTTGTAGCTTGCTCTTCGGCTCACCAAAATGCTTATGTGCAGTATTACCGTCTTTACCTACGTATACTCCGTAGTTAACTACAGTTTCTTGATTAGGTGCTAACATTTTAGCACCAACTATGGCTATTCTATCTTCACTATAGGCGACTGATTTCATCTCTTTAACTATATCAGTTAAAACTATAGTATCATCATTCAATAGTATTACATCTGTTCTCACAGATTCCATTAAATTATTTGCTGCTTTTAGCCATCCATCCTCATTCTTATAGATTAGTATTTTTGGATTAGATACGTTTTCTAAAATTGAATTTATACAATTCTGTAGCATAACTCCACCATAATAGGTGGGTATTAATATGGTTACATCCGGCATTCCTTCTCCTTACTTAGTAGGCTACTGGTACAGAACCTCCGTTCCATACGTATCCCATAATATCGCCCCAATTGACATTCTCTGGGTTATAAATTGCTTTATATCCCATAAACTGTCCTACTACTGCACGCGCCAGTATAACAGGAATATATCCTAATAATTCTTTTCGTTCATTCTCAATAAGTTGTGTACCTAAACTTCCCCGAGTATTCCAAGAGAAGTCTCCATCTACGTAACTCATAATACTAATATTACCCATTTTATAAATAATAGATGCCATAAGTATAACAGGTCTAATATCTCCCGGAGTAATGTCAGGAGTAATATTATACGTAGCAGGACTAGTAAATGTTACATCATATACCTTATCTGGTGCCCACATTGTAGTCAATCCTTGAACAGCGTCAGCGATATACCCTGCCAAGACTGAATCAGATGTATTAGTACCACGTATATAAACACCGGTTTGTCGTCTAAATGCTGGTACTAATTCAAGTGCATTCATATGTTATCCTACTCCCTACTACTTACTACACTTCCTATATCTTTACTTCCTGCCATTTCGGTTCTATCTACTGGACCCTCTAAAGAAGGTTCCAAGAGAGCAATACGATTTGAAATCAAATCTCTCATTTTGGGAGCGGAACCCTTCTCTTCTGCTGCTTCTAGCATTTTGTAAAGAATAGTGATTGATGTAATCTTATCAATTTTATTTTTTAATTTGAGCCAATTGCTCAGTAAATCTGAAATATCAGAATCGGATAGTGCGTTGTCTGTTTCCCACGTTTCTTGTGGTTCACTCACTTCTAACAACTTACCCTCTAGAAGAGCATTTTTATTTACTTGCTTAAACTCTTTCAACTTAGATTCTAATACTTCAACATATTGGTTATTGTCATTCAATACTGTTCCATCTCTATCCCCACGAAAAAATCGTACCGAAAGAGATAAATTTATATTTCTCTTAAAGTAGTGAACTGCTTCCTCTGCCATTTCCTTATCCTCCTATCCTTAATTAATCCCGTATAAACGGAAAAAAACAGTGAAGCCTTACGGCCTCACTGTCTTAATCCTCTCATTACCCTTACTATGGGTCTAGTTTATCTTATGGAATTGCCTGAGAGATATTACCAATCTTAGTAATACCCATTGCGTTCCAAATCATCATACCAAACTGTACGTATGTCTCGTAAGTCCAATATGGTGGAGTTGGCTCGTTATCAATATATTCCTTAAACTGAGGACCACCATAAGTAATAAAGCGTCCAATATCTTCTCCAACGACTAGAATATAATCGTTAGGAATTAGTGGCCGCTTTGGGAACACTGTCTCATCGAATATCTGAGGTACTCGGATGATATTAGATACTCCACGATAACTTTCTACGCCCTTAGAACCGGAACCGTATGGAGAAACATTTTGGAATGTTCCTGCAGGTCCCTGTAGGGTTACGTAGTTATCAGTGTTTATTCCAGAAATCAATCTGTACTGACCAAATGTTGTCAAAGGAGCAAGTGCTACCTCTGTTCCAATAATTGAACGAACTCCACCTGACCAATAATTAGTATGGTCAATAGCAGCATCTAACAATGTTGATGTTAGAGGACCACTTGAAGCGTCCAAGAAATTACTATTTGCTGAGCCAGCAATTGTCAAAGCTCCCGTATTACCTGATGTCCAGATATTAGCAAGGGCATTCCAGCCTCTCATTAAAATCTTTTCTGATAATGCCTTTTGAACATCACTTCTGATTGTCTCAGGCTTATAAGCTGGGCCACCATGTTCAAGCTCCAATGTATTGTATCCTGCCTTTGCAGATAGAATATCAATATTGTAGCTGACTGTCTGGTCCTTAACAGTTGTCTGTTCGCTTAAAGTAATCTGGCCCGGTACTATCTGCCGAACATGATACTTTCCCTTGAACACTCTCCGTGGCATCTGTGTAATATCAAACTCTGTAGTTGGCATGAATGCACTTGCCAAATCTAAAGTTAGATATACAGGGTCAACATACTCCGTGATAACCTCGGCAAAAGCTCGCGTATCACTCTTGTATAGCTCAGCTAGCGCAAGTCTATCGGCATCTTTAATTCGATTGTCTTTCATTAAATTTTTCGCCTCCTTATGCGACTAGCTTATAAAGCTTCTGTACCCTTTGTTTTAACTGTTATTGTGCCCGGTCCATATGTCTCTCTTTCAACAACAATACCTACAACTGTTGTACCAGATGCAGCGTATGTAAACTTACCTTCATTTCCAGAAGTAAAATCTGCATAAACTCTCTGACCAATGCTGTAATTAGCAACACTGCCTGTGTAGTTACCTGAACCAAATGTGAATGTACCCTCATCGAATACTAAGCACTTATTACCTGATGTAACTGGCAAGTTGTAGAAAAGTGGTGGAATGTCATATGTCTTATATGCTGGTACTCCAACCCCGTTTACAAATTGCTGCAAGAATCCTAGTCCAAAAGTACTTTCCTGTGAGCCTAAGCTTCCATCGCTAAATCCATTTGGTAACTGGCCATTTAATCCCGGACCATCAAAGTATGGTGGTGGGTTAAGTGGTTTGTGCCAATCAACAGGATAAACAGCTAATGCTGCTTCCGCTGTTGTACGAGGAAGAGTCATCCGACCATTTGTATCCCTGAAACAGAAACGACCTCTTGGTGTTTCCTGATTTACATTAGAACCGTCAATATCATCATACTTGTTCCATATGAACGTAGTAGTATCTACTGGGTTCCCTGTATTAATTGCATCTACCATGAAATTTCAAACCTCCTTTTATTCGGTATCTTCACTCGCGTTTGAACGAGATATACTTTTAAATTTACTCGCCAAATTTTCTACCGAAGGTCGATTATCCTCGTCGGCTTCAAATTTAGGTAGACGTGTTGTTCTAGAAGCCATTAACTTCTTTGTTTCCTTCGTATCTTTCTTTGATGCTTCGGCTACTGCCTTTAGGTCTTCAACATATGCGTCGAAATCCTCTGCACTCATAGAAACGATTCTCTCTGCATTTAGTTCAAGAGTAATACCGGCCTCAACAAGTGCTGCCTGTCTCTCTGCAAGAACTTCCTTTGTTTCAAATTCTGCAATTGTTGCATCCTTAGATTCAATTTCGGCAGTTAGTGTTGCATTAGTGCTAGTAAGAGTTTCAAGTTCGGCTGTTTTAGTTGCAATCTCTGTATTTCTATTAGCAATTTCTGCCTCTAGATTAGCAATTCTTGCTAACGCCTCTTCTAATTCTTTCTCCATCCTATTATTCCCTCCTTCTGTGGTATTTTGGGACTCATTATTTTTTAGTATTGCAGATAGTCCTGCGATAAAATCATCTGCATTAATACTTTTATCTGCGGCAAGGGCTAAAAGTGCTGTTCTGTTTCCATAAGCAGGACTTCCAACAAATGTTGCTGCTCTAGCAACTAGTCCCTTAATCCACGAAACTCCGTTCTTTAGAATAGAGTCATGATATGTAACCTCAAAGGAAACCCCCGGCATCTCTGTCGGGCTTACTTTTCCTTTTTCGTATTGAGCATCTAACCAATCAATTTCATCTGGGTAATCATCTGCATAGAGAACAGTGTCCAAGACTATTCTATGAACTCCGTTAACTTCATCCTCAGATACCTGTGTTACATGTCCAATAGGAATTGAGCCCTTATGTCCGGCAACTCCATTACCAGTAAATTTCATTTTTATAGGAGTATTAACAAGGGATGCCATCAGTTCAGGGAAATCTTCGTACTCTACTCCAAAGCCATTAGAGTTAGGCTGGTCATCACAGTATATAACTCGTGCTGTACGCAATCCGGGGTGTGTAAAGTCTTTAGCTGATACTTCTGCAAAAGACCCCTCTAGAATTAGATTTTTCATTAATTCGCCCCCTGTGGACCTAATTTTATTAATTTTATTTTTCCAAATTTTTTGATACTAATAATACAGCCAGAAAAAATTATAGTAAAATCTGCTTCATCTATATCAAAACTTCTTTCAATTGTATGAGCAAGAACGATATAATCCTTAGTCTTTTGATATAATAATCCAACTGTTAAAGTAGGAGTAATTAAATTTTCTAGAGTATTTCCGGGCAATTCGGACCGTAGTACTATATGGGGGTCGTTCCATAATACGGCTACAATTGGGTAATATTTTGTTTCCTTCATGTTAATACTCAACACTATTAATTTTGGGGCAAGATATCATCAATTGTGATAATTCTACTTTGCTCCGACATTAATTCTGTCACAGCTTCTACGAATTCTTCGTCTGACATAGGTGCAGTTTCCGCCTTTAATCTAGAAACTGGTTCTTGTCCAGATGGTTTTATTCCCCGATTCCTTTTATTGATTGGAGGATTTTGAGTGGCTAAAGGACGCCCGCCCTTATTAGCAGCACCATCTGGTCGTCCCCCAACACCCGGAACAACTGTAACGTTGTATGGCATTTCAGGGAATTTTCCAAACTTAGCTCCACTAATCAATTCCTTCTCATCTTGCATTAACTCTACTTCACTCCGGAAATTAAGTCCAAGCATGATATCTCTAGTTGTTCGTGAGATATTTCCTTCCTTGAATGCCTGTGAGAATACTGCTGCTGTTTTAATAAAGTCTTGCAGTCTAATAGGAGCAAAAGCGGGCTCGGGTGTATATCTAAAACTATTTAATTCGGCAGCCTGTTCATAGATTGTTTCTAGCCATTCTATAAACATCTCTCTTAAATCTTCCATCATAGGCTGAATGGCCCATGTAGAAACTTCAGATGCTTGTGCATTCTGAGATTCGCCTGTGATTAAAATCTTAGCAAAGCCAAGACCCTCTGCAATCTCTGCATTAACTTGCTTATACTTTTCTTGGTCAAGCATTGCTTCGACATCTGGTGAAATCCATTGTAATCTAGTTGTGTGATTAGAAAATAATGGGAATAATCTCTGACTCATAGCAGGATGTCTGCTATAGTATTCAATTTGATTTTTTAGATTATCGAGATTACCACGAGTATCTTCTGTAATTGGAAATGTATCACTACCTTCAGTTACTAAAAGAATAGCATTAATAATTCTAGACGCTACTGAATAATCCATTTGTCGTATTTTTTGCTTATAGATAAGTGCTTCTAAAACATTGAATAAGAATGGACTAGGGTACTGCGTAGTAGATAATTCTTTACGTAAGATAGCATCAGTCTCAACCTTGACAAACTTCTCACCATTTTGTATGGCTTTTACTAAGTCAGGGTATTGCTCTTGCCAAATCTTATACTTACGTTGCTGTGACTTAATTTTATTACTATCCCCTCTTTTAATGATTCTTATATCATCGTCAGGAATTTGAATATAGAATTCTTTTGTTCCCCACCCTGCCCATTCTACTTTAATAAGTTTTGGAGGGTAAAGGTCTACTACAGGAACACTATATATTTTGTTTGGTTTAAGGCCAGGATTTAAATCTGAGCCTTTTACTTCTTTCCATTCTACTCTAGGGAGAACCATCCCAGATAAAAAGTATTCTAATGCGGCTGTTCTAATAAATCTATTTAAACGACTTGGAGAACGATGAAGAACTGAATCAAAATAAGTATTTGCTTCATCAGATGTTTTTCTTTGTCCGTTACTAATAGTAGTAATAGATAATTCTGATAATCTGTTAATAACAGTTGTTACTATTCCTCCCCTCTGGTAAAAGTCGTAGCACATAGAAATTATTTGATGATATTCTTTTGGCACCATTAACTTATCAGGAACCAGTCCAAGGGCTTGACCTAGATTATCTATAGAGTTGGGCATGTAGAAACTTCCGCCATTACCTATAGCTCCACCAGAGAATACTGCTGCCATTGCTAGCTGTGGTGTTTTTTCTTTAGCTTCTTCTACTTCTTCTGTCATTTAACTCTCCATAGGTATTAACCATTCAGCGGCTATTAAACGAATATTTAATGGTCTTTTTTGCGGAATAACTGGTGTTCCATATAAATTATCAAAGGCTTCGATAGCACACATAAATGCTGCCATTTGATGGTCATTATCTGTGCGATATACAGGCTCTCCTGTAATAGTACGAGTAAATTTAGTTCTTTCAAGTTCTTCCATTAATTCGGTATCTCTTGACGAGAATATAAATCTACCTTCATGAATCCACCTAGATAATTCTTCTACAGCCAGTCTTTTAACTTGGTCTTTCTTCTCAGTGCCATCTTCAAGAATAGCAACTACTCTATAACCGCCGAATTCTACCGGAAATAGGCGTTCTTTGAAGCGTTTATCACGATATTCAGATGTTTCTCCCGTCAAATCCTGATATTGTACCTTACCGGGACCACCCATATCTATTCCAATAAAATTAAAATTATAGACACTATCAAGCCAAGATAATACTAATCTTTGTAGTGGGTATTCTACACGTTCAAGAACAATTCTACATAAATTCCTCCACTCGCCCACATTATGTTCGTACATAATAAAGAAAACTGCTGGGTCAGGAGAATACCCCACATCGTATCCTAAACCAATTCTAGGATTCTTAACATTAAAAGGAAGCGGAGGACATAAAATTACCTCTTCTACGTGGTAATTTGGGGAACCATCAGGATCATGTCTGATATACTTCTCAAAAGAGTTCATAGTATAGACACTCTTCAAAGTCTCAAATTCATCTTTAACAAATTTATTTCTATCGAATACACTAAATGCGACCATTCCATGCTGTCCAAGAACATAATGCTTATAGTCTTCTGTATCTTCATAAATAGCATGGTATAGTTCTCTCTTAGCAAACTCCATCTCAGGAGTCCACCATGTCATCATTTCCTGTGAAATATTAAACGTAATGTACTTCTTGGCTTCTTGGTCGGCATGATATAGAACATTTTCTGTTCTTGCACCATTTGGCACACCAGATACAAACATCTGATATCCTTCAATCTCTTCCTTCAAGCAGTTCTGAAGTGATAGCCATGTCTGCCAAGGAAATTCCTGAGCCTCGTCTACCCAAATCCGAGATGTGTGAATACCAATAACATTAGCATCTGACCCTGCGGCACCAGCAATTCTCATTAGAAACTGAAAACCATTCTTAAACTCTATCTTACCGTCAGTAATATTAATCGCGTTCGGTAGAGCCCACCGACTAATTAGCCAGTGAGTTAAACAGGCCGAACGAATGCGGAAGAAAGATAGGTCTTTCTGTGCTTTATTAGGAACCATAACCAGTAATCCGGGGTCGCCGGGTATAAATAGATTATTAATCATCCAGTAATAAAGCATCTCAATCATAGAAGTTGTTTTGTGAACACTTCGTCCACAACACATTGCAATAAATGGATTATCACACGTTGACCAAGCTCTTTCGTGTCTTTCTAGAGGGCTCCAATTCTTATCGTCTTCGTTGATAAATTCACGAAATAATACCGGGTGTGCAATAATTTGTACCAGTGCCCATTCTTCTGCAGATAATTGTTCTTCTATAAGAGTAGGCTCTTTACGCACTGTAAATAATCTTCTCTTTGCACTTATCACATGTTAATTTAAAGGTAACTGAATCAACAATATCTGGAAAGTTTAACCAGTATCTTGCTAACTCAATTCTGCAATTCTGGCATCTAACTGGCACAGTAGAACGTTCCCAAAATGCTGCTGCTTTCTTCTGCAGACCTTTTAAATACTGCGGTATATCATCTACTTGTTTATCTTTTCTAACCTTTCTAGAGATACCTAGTTTATCTTGAATCTCATTTACATTCTGCTGTACGGTTCTTTGGAAATCTCCAAGAGCTTTAAGCGTCCCCGGATGAGCGCCAGAAGATTTATTTGCTTCTGTTAGAATTGCTTTATCAATTAATTCTTGCTGTATAATATAACGTACTAATGCGCGAAGTGATTCAGCATCGTTAGCATCATTAATATCTACTCCAAATTCTTTACGATATTTCTTTAGATAAGCATCAAATGTTTTTTTGTACTCATCTAGATTAATATCTAGTGCTCCCTTTACTTCTTCGGGAGCCGAATCAGATATGATATCTTTAGGGTCAGCAGGAGGGACCTTATTCTTCTCTTTATTTTTAACCCACTCGATAATCTGGTCATCTGTATATTCTCTAAAATACTTTAAATTTCTAAGCCTTTTAAGTTTTGCTGCTGATATGATTTCTTCGGGTATTGATGATCCTTGGGAATCTAAAGCAGCATTAATCTCTTCCTCATCCATTCCTTTATCCTCCGTAAAAATGGCATAAAAAAAGAGCCTTTTCAGGCTCCTTATTTTTTGCCTCTATGGTGGCCGTAGAAGGAATCGAACCTTCTCACCAGACTTATGAAATCTAGCCGGTTGCCAAACCGCTACGGCCTTTGGTTGCGAGAGGGCTGAGTCGAACAACCTATTTCAAAGCTTATGAGACTTGCGAGATACCCGGTTCTCTACTCCGCAACGATTTGTGGCCCCACTTCCGGTGGCCACGCGGTAGTCACTTGTGTATTAGGCGTCCTACTCTGCCAACAACCTTCTATCCGTCCGGTGCGGTACCCTCGCTTTATAGTCCCGGTTTACAGACTTATTATTAGGTCTGTTTTTAACCTCAGTACCTATGAGGTTGAACAGTGGGATTTCGGTTCGTACCCACAAGAGACTGCTCAATTATTCCAATTCACAGTTGAAGTAATTTAGCCTCTACCCTACGTTAGTCTCCCAACATGGATTCAGTGCTGGCACACTTCCTCTAGTCCGGCCCCGTCCTGCCCCCGCCACTTTTCAGATAGGCAGAGTCACAGCGATTTCCTTTCTAGGTTTTCTTCCACCGCAGTCCCGTTTGGGTCCACCGAGCGCAGACCCTTCCGGCATATTCCTGACCCTTTCGACGGGGCCATTATAATTTAGCCTATGCATCTATGGTATTGCGTCCCCATAGTGCTGACGTGCAAGGCGGCACTCATTTTTTCTTGCTCTTCTTTCCTAAGAGCGGAAGAATGACAGTGATTAATCCTCTTCCTGTTACTTTCATGCCTTTACTACGTTTATTAACTTTCTTCTCTCTATCCTCATAATTCTTTGGCATGATATCACTTTCTTTGGTGGGCTAGGAGGGATTCGAACCCCCGCAGCAATTGCGACACGTTTACAGCGTGGTGATTTCGACCCACTTACCATCTAACCCATAAATTTTGGAGGTTCCCACGTCACCTTAGCTCTACCTCACAACGCTTCTCTATTAAATTGGCCCCTCTGACAAGAATCGAACTCGCATCAATGGTTTCGAAGACCAGTACACTTTCCGTTGTGCTACAGAGGGATGACGCCCTATTCGGAGTAATTAATTCCTTTCGGTACGTATTCTCGATATTTCCCGAACCCCGGTCCCAATCGAGATAGGGCAGCGGAACGGGCCTCATAAATCAGGCTAGATATTTTAGAGTCGGCAATAGCCCAATCCGACTATATAATTGGGGCCGATGACAAGAATCGAACTCGCATCTCCTGATTACAAAACAGGAATAATATAACCATTATACTACATCGGCATATTACCGTAGGAACTTCACTCTAAAAGACATCGCCCGAGGACTATCATTTAGTGCGTCAGGATTCGAACCTGAAATCTCCGTTACGTCTAACGGTATTCTCTGATTTCTTAAAGTATACCAGACCGCTACTAGCGTGTCAAGTATTTTTTTTAAATTGGCTGACGGAGAAGGATTCGAACCTTCGAAAACCTGATTCAGAGTCAGGCGCAGTAGACCACTGTGCCATCCGTCAATAAATTGGTGCCCCTAGATGGAGTCGAGCCATCCTTACTTCCTTATCAGAGAAGTGTAATCAAACCCATATACGATAGGGACATTAAGTAGTGAAATATTCTTTTAGTCTCCAATAAAACTTATTTGATGCTTTCATTGCTGAAGCTCTACTTTGTTTTATACTTCCCTTTTCTACTCTAGGATACCTCCAATCACTACTATTCTTTCTTAATTGTGGTTTCCCGGTTGGATGCTTTCTACGATAATGCATAAAACCTCCAAGTATTTGGTGCCGCCTCCGAGAGTCGAACTCGGGCCTCTTGTTCTTCAGACAAGCGCGCAATTACCTGACTACGCTAAAGCGGCATATTTATAGAAGGGGCAAATCTGGCCGCATCTTTTGTATCTCTTCCATTAACCCCGGAAATCCGAAATAATCAGAGGATACAGAATCAAACGTTTCTCCACATCCTTGCATCTTATCATTTGTAGCGAACCATCCTAATAGGGTGATATGAGATTCTTCATAAGGGTCTGC